GTGTCGTACAATTAAACGACGTAACGTCTACGTTCTTACCATCTAATGAAACATCTATATTGTTTATCCAGTTAACGCATTTCGTGGGCGGGTCTGCCGCCTCTGCGAAAATATCTATTACGCTTGCTGGATACATTCCTGCGTCTGCCATTTTTCTAGTTACCTCTTTATTTTATTTCGTTTTGATTAATCAGCGCCGTGCGTTATCGTCCCGGTGCTCTCTGCGCTAAATTTAAATTCGACCATTCCCTTAGGGGCGGTACTTATTGTAAAATCGGAAACCATAACCCGTGTATTAACGTAGTAATCGTCTGCGCTCGCGCCGTATTTGAGTTTAAACCATAATGCCGTTCCGCTTAACGCGTTGTCCAGTATGTGCGCCTGTCCGGTTGCGTCGTTGTAATAATCGAAGAACCCACCGCCGGAGAACTTGGCGCTTTGTAACGCCTGTAACCGTGATATCCACGTATCTCCGAAGTCGGTCACTTCGGTTAAGTCCGATTGCTCTTCAACGCTTAGGTCGTTTAGTAACGATACCGCCGTATTTGGTCCGGTTGCGGTTCCCGCGTATAATATAGTATTTGTTGTTGGATCTGGTGCTGCTACCATATTTCTTTAATCACTTCTCCTTTGTCTACTCGCTCAAGATTCTAACTCTGCATAACGTAAAATGTAAAATACATAACCCCGTGCCAGTGTACCATATCGGGGTCGCGCATATCTGTCGTCATCGTGTTTTGCGTCACGATATGTGCGTATCCTGAAACCGTTAGCGCCTGGTTATCTAACAGGTCGTTTATATGCGCCGCGATCTCTTTCGTTTCTTTACTCCCACGATACGTTGACCATATATGAATCGTGAACGTTACCCGCTGCCCCATCTGTGAATCACAGAAACAATCCCACGGAACTTCGGTTGGCGTGGTTACGACGAGGTAAGGGCACGTAGGATTCTCGGGAACCCAATCGTAGACCCTATCCTCTACGTGGGTATGTACCGAAGCGTCGCCCGTCATAGCGGTAATAAGTGCGTATTGAATCGGTAATAGTGATGATGAACGTGCGACTACCATTAGCTATACCCCCGCCCGTGCTTTATGCCACCCTTCACAGTTTTCGATAGGGTTATACGTGCGACAAAACGATGGCCTCACTTTGTATACCGCGCATTTACCATGGGTCCAAAACGGACACGGTTGCGTACCAAACCTTAATCCCTGCACGTATCCTCCCGCTGGTCTGAACTTTGCAACATAGTCTTTTCTAAACTGTTCTTCTGGGATATCCAGATAAGCGCATACTTTTTTTATCTCGCCGTCGCTAATGGGCGTACCGCTGTATGATGCGCTGCCGAAGCAACAATATCCGATACAACTTTTACACTGCGCCCATTTATCCATTTTTTAGTTATCCTAGTTACCCTTTTATCGCCGCGGCTAACTTCGCTTTGATATGTGCTAGTGCCGCATCGCGTGATGATTCAAAGCCCGGCTTCATAAACGGTTGCGCCGCCATTTTATACGTTCCAAATTCTTGATACATTGCATAATCGACGTGTGGTGCTACAATAACGGAGTTTTCCCCCGCTGCCGCAGTAGTTATCGAAGCGCGCAATCGCCCTGTGTCTACCGGCGCCTGCTGTTTACACGCGCTTTCTATCAATTTTCCGCCTTCCATTAACGCGGCCTGTAACCCTTTACCCTCTACGTTAGTGATTATGGCCTGTATCTTGCTATTGAAATCGGCTTCGCCTTCGATGGTAATCGTTATATTCGCCATTTTAGTTTGTTATGCCCTTATGCTCTCCGTGTTGAACATTATACTGCACCCTCTCGCTCTTTACAGCCAATAACTAAATACTGGTGTTTATTTTCCACGTCGATAACGTCGGTTATATCCCACGTCCTCGAGCCCAACTTGATTATACATTTAGGTGTAACGATTATATCGGAGCGATACCACGTCGTTATAGTCCAGTCCGCCTCCGTTGCCTGCCCACCCGCGCGCCACTGTTCATTACCTGATAGTTTCTCGACTGCCGCATACGCGCTGCCTAAAGATACTTCGGCGGTAGTTATTCCACCATAGGTATCTACCGTTTCGGTTACGGAGTAAAACGTTATCCTTTCACGGAATTGGTTAAAGGGTACGGGGTCGGTAAGCTTCAAAGATATACCACCTGGTAACTCTTGAGCCGGTCTTTTACTTTATCGGGAAGGTTGCCTACTTCGCCGCTGTTGTAATACAACGCTGCCGCTTCGGTAATCGCCATCTTAATATCGGCGGGTACGTCTGTTGCAGCGGCACCATACCCCGCTATAAACTCTATTAGCATACCGTTACGGTCGCGCGTGTAATTCCAAGTATACCCAGGGTTTAGGTATATGCGCCCTGGTTCGCTGTAGGTATCTACTGTATACGACGCCGCGTCCTGCGCCGTGGGCACCCCTGTATCGTTATAGGTAAGTATCGTGGCGCTTTGTAATGGCGGCCTTGGTATCTTTATTTCCTCGCCAATCTCGCGCGAATCGAGCATCATATACCACGTTTGCGTTAAGAACGCGCGCCTAGTGTAGGTTTCCGCCTGTAGCCGCGCCATAGCAGCATAGTTAGATAGGGTGGTATTATATGCGGTGCTATCAAGGCGAAGGTATGCCTGTACGTCAGTATTAAGGACCGGTTCAGGCGTTGGTGCGGTTTTTAACTTGAGCATTTATACCACCAAATACGTATCGTTAGCTGTTAGCGTGAGCGTTCCGTCCTCTATTATTTCCTGTACCCCCGCAAGAGTAATGCGTATCTGCCATTGATATTGCATAATCGCAAGTGCGCCGGTATCTGCGGGTAATAGGTGAACGTTAACGAGGCTGTTAGTGCCGCCGGTTACTGATATACCCCCATCGCTCGAGCGTTTTATAAACCCATTCGTGCCCGGTATGATGGTTGTGCCGTGAGCATTTACTATAGTACACACCGCCACGGCGCCGGTTAGGTCTTTCGCGGTTATTGTTACTTTAATATCGTGCGTTGTGCCGCGCGGAATTGTTACTGCTAATGTCATTTTATGTTTGCCTCATCGTTACAAACCACACCATATAACTGTAAAATCTGTATGCCCGAGGTCTGCCCACGCTACCGACGCCGGCGACTCGATAGGCCATACTACTGTAGAATCCGGCGGTTGTGGACAGGCGCTGGCTATCGTTTCGGCTGTTTCTACCGGCCATATTACTGTTACGTCTGGTAGTTGCGGACATGAACTAACTAACGTACAAGTAGTTTCAATACTTGGATAAACTGTAGATACCGTGGCATCGCAACCTTCCGACTCATACGCGATAAACAGCGCCGCCATAGTCACGTCGCCGGGGTGGGAGTGATATAATAATAGCTCAGGGTGAAACGTATCTATATCAAACGGACCAAATATCATTTCGTCGCCCGCCGGTAACACTTCAACGAAACCGTTATAGACGCCTAAACTATCGGGGTTAGTTGCTACAAACGTTATTACGTCATCGACAGCGCCATCGTTATAGAAATGTAGGACGGTAGTTGGACATAACGGTATTACATCACGACAGCCGGTAACGGGGGTGTATGTAGGTAATCCGAGGGCCGTATCCTGCGGTGTTATCGTTGCGGTCATGCCGACGCCTCGACCTTCAAAACTGAAACATATAAGTTTGTATTATCGTAAGTGATCGTAGGAAGCACCCCATATTCATCGAGAGGATACGGGCCTATAAGCGTGCCGCGATCTGGTGAGAGCGCGAGGGTGTGGTCTACGTGGGTTAGTGGGTCAATGGATGATGTTACGGTTATATCGTGCGTGGATGCGACTCCAATGTCTTTTAAGAGTATTAGTTCGTTGCCGGTATTGGCGAACGTATCGGGTTGTATTGTTGCTAACGTATCACATATTGATACGCTGGAATATAGTGGTGTGCAGCCCGTTTGAGATAGTGTATGGGTCGGTTTGGGCGCGAGATCAGTGAACCGTGATATAATAACTTCGTCGGCCGCCCATCCCATGCTCGGATAATACCGTGTAGTGTTTTGCGTCCATGACGAGTCCCATTTCCCCCCATATGTATCTCTAATATAATTTAAGGTAGCGACGGCGTTTGCGTGGCGTTGGTTCGTCCAATCATGTGGAGCGTTAAAAGGATATTCTTGCGTCGCTCCGGTTCCGGCAATGCCCATGGCGGTTGCGCCGTCCCAATCGCAATCCTCATACCAAGCAGTATCACGTTCGCATGTAAGATGTGATGTATTACTCCACGGGGAATACACACCTGTAATACGCGGGGAATGTATAATAGTGAGAATCCCAAATTTTATAGTAGGGTGGTTAGCCCATATATATGCGCACATCCACGTACCATAGTTGTGAGCTGTTACCACATCTCTAGTAGTTCCGTTACTATACCCTACCCTCGAATGCGGCATACACCAATAAAGGGCATATAATTCTATCAAATTTTCATCAGCAAGCCCTATGCGATAATCCCAGTGAGCCTCAAGTTCCGCAAGCGTCGGCAATCGCGGGGGATCGCTCCATGGACCTACCCAACCATCAACAAACGTGTTAGGGGTATAAAGCGGCGCACCCCCCCATACCTCAAGCGAATAGTATGGGCTTTCTTGATACGCCCACATCTGCATAAATTCTATATTATGAGTATGTGCAAACGCGCTTAAGTATTCCGCAATTACATCATGTTTACCCTCAAGCGTGACTCCTTTAATATTATTATTAATAAGAAATTCTAGCCCATCATCAAACGCCGTAGTAAACTCGGATTCTAGCGGTATTCTTGGTGTAACCCCGTCGGGATCATATAATAAACTCACGACGTTTGAGTAGGCCGTTAATGAACCGGTGTTAACGTTGATGGGACATCCATTAAACCACGTTCCTGCGGCGTATCCATTCCAGTTATATGCAAGTTGATATGAAACATACGCAGTCGGTGGGGTGGGTGGTGCGTCATGCTGAACATACACTGGTGATTTTGTTACCCTCGTATCCTCATATCGCATCGTTGGACTATCATATATAACCCATAGCGTGTCTGCGATAACGGGGATATCTGCATCAACGAACGGCTTAAAATAGGCGTCATAATATTTTTGTGCCTCTCCTAGTATAGATATTTCCCAGCCGAGTGCGCAGGATACTCCAACCACGAAACCCTGCGCTTTTAATTGCGCCAAGTCTACCCCTTTAGCTGCCGATTGACTACCCGCTGGAAGGGTTGACCACATACTAGGATAACTGAGCACATAAGGATTGCCCACCGTGCCAATTCCTGTTACCGTTGGAATAGGTGGGACAATACATATATAATTCCTAGGATACGGGGGTAGGTCAGTCATTATATTGTTTTATGCATTCGGTATAAACGCCAATCTTGTCGTGTTACCGGCCGACGATGTAGAGGTCGATACATTTGATTTACTAAATATTCCGACAGCGTCATAGGAGTTATAGCCACCCCCATACGCACAAGCATGAGTTGCAGTCCCCGGGCTCAACATACCGTCGCAATAATATGTAGAAGCAGAACCGGCCGCCGTTTTTGGACTGAACATCCATACATAATCTGCTGCTGATAAATCGATTTCGGTAACAAAATCTAACGCAGCAACGGATGGTTCAGCGTACGTTGTGGTTACATACGGGGCAGCAAGCCCCGGAGAACCGCCCACATAAGGGCCGTAATTTGCTACTATTGAGTTAGTTTGCGGTGAGACAAAAACCACGCGGTCTGTAACCCTTACGTTAATTCCGTCGATAAACGTGTGGGTGTTGCCCCAAAGGTTCTCGACACCTCGGTAAACCATCGGGAGTGTCTCACTCCCCGTATTACCCCAACTACCGTTCCCAGTCGGTTGCGTCCCTCCAATAGCTGTATAACCAGCGGCGAGTTTTGTTCCGTGGTTTACGCCTTCCCCTAACGTTTCTTGACTATTTAACGAAGCATACTCGATAATATATTTTAACGCTAGTTCCGCCCACATCTGGACGGTCATAAGTCCCCATCCACGCGTTGTTGATCGTGCGTTTGCTGCGGTTCGGTATTCCGCGATCGTGTGCGATCCGGCGGGTGTAACGCCTGATTTTGATTCTAATAGCGAAACGTTATAAAAAGGTTCATATGAACTAACATAGTTATGTGCGATTGATACCGGGGTGGTTCCGCCTTGAGGGATAACTCTAAAGGCTGGATGTCGATCGGCGGGGTCGGCTAACGTTTTTGTTCCCCCTCCGGCTTGCGTAATTGTTGAACCTGCATCGGATAAGTCAGCAATATACCAACGAATCTTATTCGCGATATCGGTTGTATCAACAAAATACAGGTGGGCGTCGCATTCTGTCATACACTGCCCCATGTTTGTGACGTCTGTATCTGTGTAGCAACGATCCCCATACGCCGCCGTGACCGTTCCGTCATTCCATAGGTTAACGCGTCGTTGGGTTCCCCAAACGCCAAACGAATCAAACGCCGCACCTCCGCTCGCGGGGCCGGTATATGACGCACTTGTTCCGCCCGCGCCGATTCTAGTCAATGTTGGCGAGGATGCCTTTGTCCATTCTACCCCAATTATTGTCATATTTTGTTACCCCTATTTCGCCGGATATTGCCTACCGACATACCTAAGCGACATACAATCCACGCGCGGTATAAACGCCGCGTTTAACTGTGAACGCATCTGCGGCATTACGCCGGTAGGTTTACTGCCGCCAGGGCGATACGCCGCCATTTAAACCACACTCGTTGGCGTAACATCTATCCTGTTAACGGTAACATTCGCTATCGAAGCGACCAAGATAGCCATATAATCGCTATTAACGCTTAGGTTGAATAACTGCCTGTAGGACTGCCCTACCGCCTGTGAGAGACCTACCGTAATAGGCGCCCCTACGTGATAGTTAGTACCCTGTATATCATTAAGGAATACTGGGATAAGCACTAACGATGGCGCAGTAGCCAAAGATACGTCAGTAATCTTCGCATCTACGAACACGTCGGCGTTATTGTATCCTGCGCAATTAACTGGTGTTACCGTGCCTAGTGTTAATGCGTTACTTTGTAAGAAGCGCTGTTGCGTTGTTGCGACGGCAGTACCTACTATACCTATATCGCACGTCCACGCGGCGCCGCCTGCGCCACTAACGACGGGGGTTTCAACCGTTGTAAAGTCAAAGCATCGCGCGGTTGCGCCTGCCACTAGTTGCGCTGCCGTAAAGTTGCATACGTGTAACGGCGGCGTTGCGGCGGCGAAGAATATTTCATAACTTACGTCGGAGTCAGTAAATCGCGCTGAGGCGGGTATGGTTATTCTGATTGAGTTAGTATTTGTAACTGAAACGGTGGTGATCGCGGACGCCATAGTAAGGCCGCTACCGTTGCGAACCGCGTAAGCGGCATAATGGTTAGTCGGCGCGTGACCTAGAGCGCCTTCGGTTACGCCGCTATCGGCGCACGTTGGTAATTCTGGCGCGGTCTGTATTCCGCCGAGTAAATCGGGCGCCGTTAGCGTGCTACGGTGCGCTACAGCGGAGCCTCGTTTAATTGCGCTTGTCTTTATAGACATTTGTTTACCCCCCTAAAAAGGTAAATGGCGGGATTAATAAAAGGAAACCCCGCTTTAAGTTTTAAATATCTGCGGGTTGTCTGCGTCCCTGTGCTCTAATATACAATACACCTGGGGTGAAATCCTCGCCCGCGCCAGCGCCGCACGTTAACTGAGCCCACCGCTTATTTCCAGTATACTGG